AAGTCGGCTTAGGTGTCTTGAACGCTGCCTTGTAGATAGTGGCGAAGTCCATTTATTCCTCTTAGAGAATCTTGATGCTCTTCTTCTTGACAGTCTTCTTAGCGATCTTGATCTGAAGAAGTCCGTTTCCGATGACCGGTTCGATCTTCTCAGGATCTGCGCTCGGAGGAATCTGAGAGCTGAATCCAGCGACTCCGTGGAGAACGTGATTCAGAACAGTGTCAGATCCGTCCTTCGGTCCGATCAACAGCTTTCTTCCGAGATCATATCCCTTATTCTCGTTGATCTCGACTGTGAGCATCGAATCATCAACGAGATCGATCTTCACATTTTCCTTGCTGAGGCCAGGAATCGGAAGCTCGTAGATGAATTCGGTTTCCGTGTCATAGAGGAAGTAGCTCACATCAGGAGCATTGTTCTCTTCCGGTCTCGCATCGAAAGTCTCCTTCGTCGTCTGAGCCTGATTGTCGCCCATGTCGAACGGCTGAGTCGGCTTTGGATTTGCTGCTGGAAGACCGTTGAGTGTGGAGGTCAGCTGAGCTGCGAGTTCTGTGTTGTTAGTTGCGATCTGTTTTGCCATGAGTTTATCTCCTGTTAGTTATACAAAAAACTCTCGTTCTAACTTATTTATAGAACGAGAGTCAGTTCGGAATAAAAGGTAGCTTAGGTATATTCCGACATTCTGTTTGTGCAGAGTTCGTAGTTCGGAGTTACGCCGTAGTGCTCTTTGAGGAGCATGCTGGCAGCCGAAGAGAAGATGAACTTCTGCAGGCGGTGGCCCCAGTAGTAGAGCATCTGGAGTTCGTGTTGTTCCATCCCTTGGATAGATTCACGAGCTTCACGATACGTCTTCTGCTCGACCAACGACTTGATCTCTTGATCCGTCATAGGTCCTCCTTAGCGCGGACGAACGTTGTCCGGATAGAAGTAGGAGATGCGGATATCTTCGAGACGGCAGTACTGGCGGGTGAGCCAGTAGTAGAGTTCATCGGACGGAACCCACTTGAACTTGACATACTTCGGGATCTTCATGTTGCTCGTCTTGTCGTAGCGGACGAGCTCAGAAGTAGCCATGCTCACGTTGATCGGTTCAGCGAGTTCGACTTCGGTGCGGTAGTTCACCTTGTCTTCGTCCACTCGCTGGACGTATTCGAGTTTGTTCTTCGCGACTTCATTGATGTCCAAGCCACCAGTGAGGGAGGCGAAGAGTTCCTTGACCGCAGTAGCGGGGTCATTACCCGTCATGAGATCGTTCGGGAGGGTCCAACAGTTGTGCCCGTTCGACTTCGTCGTAGTCGGAAGAGCGATGAGGGTGAGACCATTGGAGTTGATCCTGAGATTATATCGGGCGATTGCCATTTTGATTTTTCCTTTTGGGAAAGTGAACAAAAAGCAGCGCCAAGTTAAGTCTGGCGCTACCGTATGTTCGGTGAAACAAATTAGATGATGGTCTTTCCGTCGACCTTCATGGAGATGATGTTGTCGATGTCGATGGAGACCGGAGTCAAGCCGTTAGCTTCCGGATTGATGTTGCGGCTCGGCTTGAGGTACTGAGCGTAGGAGTCCTTGTCATCCCACTTCTTGCCGTCGAGGAGGTAGTGAGAGCGGGACTTGTGATCCTTGTCCGTGTAGATGCGGAGGCAGATCTTGCCAGTTTCTTCGTTCTGAGCGAGGATTCCTTCGTAACCCTTTACCCAGTGGTAGTTGCTGTTGCGTTCACGTTTGACTTCCTTTTCGTGACCAGCGTTCTTGGTGTAGAGTTCCTTGAAGTCATAGCCGTTGCCAGCGTAAGAGTCGAACTCGGTGATCTTGACCATCTTTTCGATGTCGAGACCTTCCGCGAGGAGAGCGTCCTTGGTGCAAGCGGATTTGCGGAACGGATGGCCAGCCTTAGCGGTAGTGATCTGGATGTTGTGGCGGCCGAAGAGAGCGGAGAAGAGTTCGGTGTTATTCATTTTGAAAGTCCTTGAAAGGAGGTTGATTAACGATTACGATTGTAATATAGGTAATTCCGCACCGTTTGTAAACCCCTATCTCAAGAATTTTTTCATTTTTTCCGTTCTTTTATCTTCCATGATTATTCCAAACAGCTTTTCGCGGAGCCAGTCGAGCCTCTTTATGAACTCGTAAGGTGTCAAAACCGTCTGTGTATCTTTATATTCTCCGTCGTAATGCGTGAGTTTCTCTGATCCAGCAGCCTTCAGCGCCTCTTGGAAGCCCTTGTTCTGGCCGAGCGCATCGTATGCTCGATCGAGAAGAATCTGATATGTGCTGCTGTGGCGGTCTATCTCAGCGCCTTTCCAGTAGAGCTTCTGTCTCGCTTTCCAGTCGTTGTAGTTGGCACCGAACTTCTTCGCGGTCCAGCCGACGAGGAGGCAGCAGTATTTCTGCTTGCTAACATCCCTGATCTTTAGCGACTGCAGGAATCCCTCCATAGATGCGCAACGAACTCCGTCCAGCACAAAAGAGTGTGCTGCGAAATTACTGAGCGCCGAGCTCGGGTAAGGGTTTTTCGAAGAGATGTCCATATTCTAAATATACTTATTTTATGTACTGTAAGATTTCCAAGTCACGATTTTCTTCTGTGATGAGCTCTGATCCGACCAGATGCTTCTTGATCAGATCTGTCATGTCGGCGCACTTGGCAGTCTTCATCTTTCCCTTTCCAGGAATCTGGAAGAGTCTGAGCTCGCTGACCCTTATGTCTGTGTACTTCTCGACGATGTACTTGTATAGGCTGAGCTGCAGTGAGTACTCGTAGACGTTCGTGTTCGGATAATGATCGAACGGAAACTTCATCATCTTGTTTCCTGATGACATGGAGAACTGCTTACTGGTCTTCCAGTCCAAGATGTCGATGGTGTCCGTGCGCTTGTTGTATGCGACAAAGTCGATTGTTCCTGCTAGGCCGAGTGACGGATCGTTGACGATGATTTCGTTCGCTATCGGAACATAGATCTTTCTCATCTTCTCGTATAGATCCTCACAGATCTCCTTGCGGTACTCGAAGTCCTTGACCATTCCCTCATACTCGCCCATAGCCTTGTAGTCTGGCTTGTTCTCGTCGCCCTTCCAGAGATGTTCCATCACAGAGTGTATTTCGGTGCCCAGAAGGCGTGCGTAGGCTCCCTTTTTGTCCCACTCGGCTAATATCTCATCCACAGATCTGCCGTCTCGTAGAGCGCATCTAACCGCTAATCTCTCCTTCGGAAACTCCTGCGCGTAGTTCTTCACAAAAGTAGTGACTGAAGTGTACTTCGTCTGCTTGCTGTCTTCGTAGATGTGCGGGACCGGATCGATCTTGATGTCGTTGAACTTCTTCAGCTCGTTCTTTGCGAACTCTACAATCTCCATATAAGTTCCTTCTGGTTTGCGATTCTCACCTTGATCTCTCTATCCGTCATGTCTGGTGAGAGCTGCTTCAAGTTGTTGTAGTTGATGTGTCGTGTAACTTCGAATGTCAGGGGAAAGCCGAGCTTCTTGTATGCCTCAGATGCGATCTTGTTGGCGTTTAGCTCTATCGCAGTGGTGTTGCCGTAGAGTAGCGAAAGATCTTTTTGAACTTTGTGCGCCAACTCGTGAAGGATCTTGAAATAGTCAAGATAGCGCTTGACGACTTCGAAGTTCAAGCATATAGTGTCTGATGTCGGATCGTAATAGCACTGATTGCCGTGATGCACAGTCGTGATGTCGAAGGACTTGTACTCCTTCAGCACCTTATTTACTAAATCTTCTAGTGAATTCATGATTAGTTATTACTCCATCAGTTGTTGAGTATTTGAAGTGGATTGTCAGTACGTGCGGATCATCTGTCTGTCCCAGATCCGCTGTGGATCTGTCGATTCTGATCTTCAGAAACTCTTCCATCTGAATGAAGACTTTCTCGCGTATAGCTTCTCTGTCGATGTTCTTTGAGAAGAGGATGAGATACAGCGGACTTCCGAAGCCGAGATTGAACAGGCGCTCACCAGGAGCCGTCAGGAGAAAGTTCTCCAGCGCCTGATCCATAGCGTGAGTACCCTTGCACTCATAAGAGTCCGGTTCGTTGTAGAGAGTGATGTCGTAGTAGCCTGCGTCTACCGTGTCGCCAACTCTCTTGAAGTCTGGTGAAGCTGTTATGTCTAGCATAGTTTATTTATAGCGCACAAAAAAGCGGGCCGTGGTTAGGCCCGCCATTGCGGAGGAACGAAAGCGAGTTGGTATTAGAGAGGAACTGTTCTGTCGCCAGATACGATAGTGCTCTGTTCTCTGTTGAGAGTGAGAGTAACTTCGATTCTCTCGATAGCTTCTGCCGGAACGAAGCTGATGTTCACGTATACGAGATGCGTGTCCTTCGGATCCGGAACGACCTCGACCTTTCTGCTGATGATGCCCTGACCAGACTGGATTCTTCCGAGGAAGGTATCTACTGCGGTCTTCATAGCAGATCTGTTCGTGGTCGTGTTCTTCATGAAGAGGAACGGGAAAAGCTTGCGCTCAAGACGCTTCTCGATGAAGTTACAGAGCTTACGGATGTCGATTCTGTTGAGAGCGGACTCCTTCTTCAACATGGTCTTCTGACCCATCAAGAGAACGCCATATCCTGGGACATCGAGCGTAGAGTTGATGTTTATGTCGTAGAGCTGACCGAACTCATCGTCGTCGAGCGTGATCATCGGACCGTCAGAGTAAGCGATCTGACCGTAGTTTGCACCTGCTGGAGCTTCCCACGGATTTGCGTGAGTGTCGATGTAGCAGCATGCGACTGCGCCTGCGACTGAACGCGGCAGCATGACCCAAGTAGAGGTGAACGGATCGAAGTAGCTGTCATAGTCATCGTATGCAGCGACGTATGAACCGTCTGCGTAGCTGAACATCTTAGCTTCTGAGAGCTTCTGGCGGATCGTCTTAGCTTCCTTAGAGGTTGCCTGAATGATACCGAGGTCCATCTTTCTCTTCATAGCGATCTGAGCGATTCTGTCCTGAAGAGCCTTGTATCTCTGACGGCCAGAGAAACTGTCGATCGGCTCAACGTTGAAGATGTAGTCTGCGATAGCCTTCTTTCTGTTCTGGTAGAGGTCGAGAGCTCTCATCTTCTCCTTAGCGTTGTTGAGCTTAGAGTTTGTACCTCCAGTCAACTGGTAGATAGAGAAGGTCTGCTCCGGCATTGCATACTCGCCCTTGTAGTTGACAGCCTGTTCGACTGACTTCTTAGAGACGTAGATGTACTTAGAGTTGCCGTTGACCACATACGGTGCCCAGAGGCTGTTGCCCGTGTCGTCCTTAGCGTTCGGGTCGTTAGAGACGAGGAATGACTCGACTGGAGACTGCATGAGAGCGTCGAGACCGAAGCCCCATACTGCCTGAGTCTTGGTAGCTGGCTTGACATAGACGTTGATCTTGTAAACCTTCTTCCATGTCAGGTTCTCTTCGTTGTCCTGATAATCCTTCGAAGCAGCGTCGACCTTGTCCTCATCATCGTATTTGTAGAGCCATGAGAACGCGTTCTGACCGTAGAGGGCTGGAATCTTAGCAGCTTCTGGCGTGATGATTGAGACGCCGATGTCGTTACCGAATTCGCCAGGGCCGATAGCACCGATGACGAGCTGGTTTCCGAGGTTTGACTGGTACATCTCAAGGTCGCCGTTTCCTGGCTGTGCATCAGTCTTGCTGTATGCAGTGTAGCCATCCTTCCACTTACCAGACGGATCTGCGAAGACTTCCGTTGAGGAGATAGCGATGATCTTGTCGACCAGCTCTTTCTTAGTGTCTCTGTCGAAGTCAAGGCCAACCTGCCACGGCTTGATCAGCTCTTCCGGATTCTTGATGCCGTAAGAAGAAACTGTCGTTACCTTCTTCTGACCGTGTTCGAGGAAGAGTGCCCAAGTGTTCTTGTATCTGATAGCAGCAGCCTTCTTTCCAACGATTCCGATTCCAGTCGTAGCATCAGAATCAGAACCTGTAGCCTGTGTGAGCTTATACTCAGACTTCATCCTGAGAAGCATGCTGAGAGGTTCAGCGACATCGTCCTTTGCAGGATAGAAGACCATGATTGCGTATGCATCACTTGCAATATCTGCTGGATCAAGACCGTATTCAGAAGCGATTTCTGCGATCTTCGCCTTGTCAGCCTCAGAAGTAGAGTTGCACGGAATGATAGACGGTGTGCCGAGGGTTAGAATGTAGTTGCTGTCAGCAGTTCCATACTCTGTGTATTCGATGCCGACTGCATCTTGCTCTACGAAGCTGCTCTTTTCTACCACGAAGTTCTTCGTGTAGCCGTCGTCCCAGTCGATGATCTCTAGCTTGTAGCACTCCTTCGTAGATTTCTTCTGCTCTACGTTGCTACCGTTCTTGTCGATA